CCAACGGGGGATGGACATAGAGTCCTAGCTGGTAATGAACAGGAACTAAGAGATTCTTGGGATAGGAAATGTTACCACTATTACTTCTGCCACACAATTAATCCAGAGTTAATTCGTAAGACACACTTATTGTTTAGGGGGTCTGCTAAATGAAGATTGATAGAATCATTACATCAATAAATGATAACCCGGATTATATCTCTTTTGCACAATTTACGTGTTGGGCATGGCATAAGCTAGGTTATAAAGTAACGTTAAACATTGTTGGAAACCACACCGTTGACGTAGGGGAGACTGCTGACGTTGTGAACTGGGACAATCTACCGCATGTAGAGAGTAAAAAGCAATCTCAGTTTATTAGGATGTATAACGCAAGCACATATGGCGACGAAGTGTGTATGATTGCAGACATTGATATGGTCCCCTTGAGTGATGCACCTCTTATAGCTTATGGTAGGGTTCCAGAAGATCATATAGCTCAATTCGGCTATGAGCATCCGGCCTTCCAGAGACATCCAGATATTGGAAAATGGCCCATGCATGGTACTGCTGGAAAGGGTGGTACGTTCAAGGAAATCATTAACCCGAACGATAAGAGTTTGACAGCTTGTGTTTCGGGTTGGGATATTTCCATGCCAGACTATCGAGCGAGACCTATGATGAATGGATATTTTTGTGACGAATCTCTAATCAAATGCCTTCTAGATAATTGGTCGGGAAAAGACAGTAGAGTGAGTAGAATACTGAGAAAAGAGTCTGGAGATTTTAAACAACACGCAGACGGAGGATATACTGTTTATGGAAGAATAGACAGAGAAAAATGGAAAACCTTAGAGGGTGAAAACTTACAAGATTACTTTGAAATTCATGGGCCAAGACCCTTTACGCAAGAATGGTACAGTCCGGTTACTAAGCATTTACAGGAGATAACGAAATGAGTTGGCAAGGTCATAGTCACAGAAAAGTCCTAGAAGCAATAATGAAATGCTTGGACATTAAAAGCGTATTTGAATTCGGTAGTGGGCTAGGTAGTACACCTATATTTCTTGAGGGGTCTAGTGAAGTTCATAGTGTAGAAATGCAAAGCGAAGAATGGTTTCAAGCAGTCCAAAAAGAACTAGGTCATAATAAGCATTTTAAATATGAAATCATGATGGGGCCAACTGATGCAATAACTTATTTTTCTAATCTAGGAAAGAGATACGATTTGGTTTTTGTTGATGGTCATGGATCAAGTAGGCCAGAATGTATAAATGAGGCGTTTAAATTTACGAATATTGTTGCAACCCACGACACAGAAACATCAAGCTATGGTTGGGATAGAATTCTAAAACCCGAAGGTTGGACTAGATTAGATTATACGCTTGAGTCCCCTTGGACAACAATATTTTTCAATGAATCATCAGACATGGATAAATTGACAAAGGAATTAAATATATGAAAATATTATTAACTGGTGGTTCGGGATTTCTAGGAAAGAATATCGTAGGTCATTTCAATGTAGTGAATATCTGTGACGGTTCTTCGTGGAACTCACTTAGTGATGGTCCGGGCGGCACTGTATTAGAAGACAAATCTGAACTAAGCTACAATGTAATACCTATGAGTAGCAAGATCTACGACCTTAGAGACAGCTATGCTTGTAAGAAAGCATTAGAATATTATACCCCCGATGTTGTTGTTCATGCTGCTGGTAGTGTTGGTGGTATTCTAGCTAACCGTGAAAATCCCGGAAAGTTTATGTACGACAATCTTGCTATGGGTATGAACATGATGGAGCGTACTCGACAATACCGAGATAAAACTCAGAAAGATGTAAAGTTTATCATGTTGGGTACAGTTTGTGCATATCCAAAGCACACACCGACACCATTCTTGGAAAGCTACCTATGGGAAGGTTATCCAGAGGAAACTAACGCACCTTATGGTATCGCTAAGAAGACTTTGATGAAGATGGGCGAGACTTATTATGAACAATATGGGATGAATATTGTTAATCTCATTCCTGTAAACATGTACGGCCCATACGATCATTTTAATCTCACAAGTAGCCATGTAATACCTGCCCTTATTTTGAAGTTTTATAACGCCATTAAAAACGGCGAGCAAGAAATCAACGTTTGGGGTACAGGTACAGCGTCTAGAGAGTTTTTGTATGCTGGCGATTGTGCCGAAGCGATTCGTTTGGCTATTCATAACGACGTTGGGCCAGAACCAATCAATATTGGAACTGGCAAAGAGATCACAATTCATGACCTAGTGACTGAGATTGCAGAACAAATGGGATATGAAGGAACAATCAGGTGGGAAACAGATAAACCTGATGGGCAACCTCGTCGTTGTCTAAACACCCATCAGGCTACTGAGAAGTTGAACTTTAGAGCTTCAACAGATTTACAAGCTGGACTTAAACATACAATAGAATGGTTTTTAAAGGAGAATAAATAATGAACTTAGGATTTTTCGTACCTACTAGTGCTGGCACTCCACAAAATACAAAGATTTACAATTTTCTAAACAATTCAGTTGAAGACCTCACCTCCGCTTCTGTATTTTTCAACGACATTGGGTTTAATCCTGTAGCTCCTAGATTTGGAATGTTTGACTCTGCTGATATGTGGAGCTTTAGTGGCAACCTAGTTTGTACCACAATAGATAATTTAAGAAGGGCGGTGTCAACTGTCAACAATATTAAACTTGTATATCTCTTTAGTTCCAGTGAAGATATAGAAAAAAACTTGTTTGACTTTGTTGGTATAGCACAGACATATAAGGTACTCGTAGATAATCTAGTAGACTATAACACGTTTTACAGACTGACAGGGCACAAGCCGGTTCTCGTAGAGGATTGGTCGGTCGATAAATTAAAGGAGATTTTCAATGGCTAGTTTTGACGATAAAGTTGTTAGCTTGTATAATGAGCAAAATAAAAGTACGTATGAGATTGCGAAACAACTAAGCACTTACCCAAATAAGATTAGGCGAACACTAATTAAGCATGGGTATGAGTTGAAGGATAAAAGTGCGGCACAAAAAGCTGCACTAAAATCTGGTCGCAGTTCTCACCCCACTGCCGGTAAAAAAAGAACTGACGCTGAGAAGATCGCAATTAGTCAGAGTCTCGTGAACTACTGGGAGGAAATGAGCGACAAAGAGAAAGCTCGAAGAGTCAAGCAGGCAAAAAATAACTGGCAAAATATGTCTGCAAAACAGAAAGAAGAAATGCGATCTAAGGGTATTGCTGCAATTAGAACTGCCGCAAAAGAAGGCTCTAAAATGGAGCTATGGGTAAAAGGGAAACTAGAAGAAGCTGGTTTCTCGGTCAGGATGCATGTTTTAATAATTCCGGCAGAAAATCTGGAAATTGACTTGTACATTCCTGATTTGAAGACTATAATAGAGGTAGACGGGCCAAGTCATTTCTTACCTATTTGGGGAGAGAAAAAGCTCCAGAAACAGGTAAATGCAGACTTAAGAAAGTCAGGTGCCCTTTTGTCTAAAGGATACGCAGTGATCCGTTTGAAGTCACTGGGACAGGAAAGTTTGGCAAAACGTGAAGAGATGTTGTCATCTGTAGTAGATGAAGTAACCAAGATCTCTAAAAAGTTTCCGCCAAAAGGTAAACGTTTTATTGAGGTTGAATAATGGATAATGATGATTTGTTCGTGGGCGTAGCTCTTGATACTCCACAAAATGTTGACACTAGTGTAAAGGACGAGATTGTGACAGAAGGACCAAGCCCCACTGATATAGAGTGGAATGACTATGTTTTAGGGCTGTTTGATGAGAATGAACTGTACGATGGGCGACCATTGTGTGCAGGGTTGAGGAGAGTAGCAGAACTTCTGCTAGGAAGGATCGTTAGTAGTAGACCAACTCAAGTGTTTCCCCCCACGGAGGGGGATTCTATTGGTAGAGCTACTGTTATCTGGGAAGTAGTGTTTGAAGATGGTAGTCTTTTCAGTGATGTTGCAGACTGCTGGGAAGGCAACACAGACGACACATTTTGCGTGTTTAACACCGCTACAGCAGCAACGAGGGCTGAAGGGCGTGCTTTAAGAAAAGCCCTTAGAATCAAGACTGTGGCCGCTGAAGAGATGACCAAGAAGAATACTGCTAGTATTGTACGCAGTATCAGCCAAGCTAAAGAGATGGCGAATACAGATGGTGAGTACAATGACTCATCAAGAATAACTGATCCGCAAGCTAGGTTTGTTGATGGCAAATGTAAACAGTTAAATATAGACGTAGAAGTATTTTTTAAGGAGATATTCAATGCGGATGTAAAGCGTAAAGTAACGAAGAGTCAGGCCAGCGATGCTATTCGCTTGTTGGGCGGTGATTATCAGAAAGACAAGAGTTTATATGCTAATTTCATGGGTTATAAACCTGATTGGAGAGACTAAATGAAGGTAAACTACCAAACTAAGAATGGTCGTCTAAGCGTTGAGCTTGAGGGCGACTCTCAAAAAGAGATTTTCGAACAAATTTCGCGGTTCCAAGAAGTATTTGAGGAAACTGCGTGCGTTAAATGCGGCTCTGAAAATATCCGCTTCGTTGTTAGAAATGTAGATGATAATCTATATTATGAGCTTCGTTGTGGAGATTGTGGGGCGAGGTTATCCTTTGGTTCTCATAAGAAGGGTGGTGGATTGTTCCCGAAACGTAAAGATGGCGACAATTGGTTGCCCGACCGTGGTTGGGTAAAATGGAACCCGGAGACTGAAAAGAACGAATAAAAGGGGATCTAAAAAAGAAGGGCGGGGCTTTCTGGCCCTGCCCTTTTTCTCTTAGGGTCTGCTGAAAAGGTCATAGATTTCACATCTATTCACCCTTCACGCAGGCCTTTTTTTTACTTTACAAGGAATCCCAAGGAAATATATCTGCTCCTTATAGGTACTCTAGAGTAAAATAAAGTCCGAAATCTGTTTTACTCCCAATGCTGTTTGGCGATGCACTCAAAGCAACATACCAGTCGTGACGATTAGCACGACAAGATTCACCAGATTTAGAAATGTAATTAAAGTGTGTGCCATCACCAGTTGCCATAGGGTCATCTGACGATGTATTTAAACCACTAGGTCCGGGTCCGGGAGTCATCACGTAATCCGCCATAGCAAACCCGTCAGAAAACTGTCCCCACTCATTATCGCCTGTAACACCTCTAAATTTGAGTGGCCCTTTGTTTGCATCAAAGTCTACACCAACAACTGGATGCGGATGTCTAATTTCGTAAACTTGAGTTACAACACCACTCGCATGGCTATCAATGCTCTGGCGGTCGAAAATTCTTAACTTGCAGTTCTGAACACGAACTGCGTCCGCATTTTCAAACCTAATATTTAGCGGTGCGGCAATATTTGGAACACCAGAAATTACGCTAGCTGATACCTCACCCTGAATATAGGCAGTTGTGTCAGTCGAATACTTTAAATTAGAGCATTTGATTCCAGAAGTTGTGCCATTTGCATCAGTAACATACGTAGAATCCTGATACTGGCTAACTGGGACAGAAATACCAAAGCCTCCACCAAAGAACCCTAGACCCGATCCAGCGTCACTATTGATAAGGTCTGGCTGATTTCCAGTGCCCTCTGTATAGATATTTTCGTTATTTGCGTGAAATGTTATTGTCGCCATATTTTTAATCTCCTTGTAAAGATTTACAGTGTATTATACACATAAAATTAGTTTAGAGTAAGTTTATACCTTCAATTGAAATAAATTGTTCGTTGGATTCTGCTATGTTTCTGAGATCGCCCCACGGAGTTGAATTTGAGTGGGAACCGCAAGCAAACCAAGTCATACTTATGTCATTATGAAAATGGAAGAAAATGTCATATGAACCATCGTCAGACTTGAGCAAATCGTGAATGGTATATTCGACGGTCTCAGTATCTTCAATAAACGCCAGCGATTCTGCTTGAGCGTTTGCCCCAGTAGAAACATTTTTTGGTCCGGGTTCGTTGGCAGCGATCCTGTTTATTTCCTCACCATTTCTTTTTATAAGGAACGGTTTGTCATCATATTGAATACTATTTTGCAGTCCAGCAGCGACAAAGTATCCATTGAAGCCCTCACCGGCACCAACAATTGGAGATATTGTAAAATTGGACGTAAAGCTACCAATTAGATCTCCAGTAGCTCTCGTTTGATTGACCGAAATACCAGATCCAAATCTTTCTACTGATAATCCAGTAACGGAACCCAACTCGCCCGTTCCTGTAACTCTTAAAACAATATCCTTTTCAAATATACCAACCGCATCGTCTATGGCGAACCCTGTGCCATAATTGGTCACAATTAATTTTGATGCGTGGCCCCAAACTTGCTCACCTTTAACGTCCTCCTCTTTAACCATTTCAACATGAGAAGAAGATGTAGGAATACCTAGTGTTTTTGCGTAGTATCTATAGGGCAATAATTTACCATTTCTTTTTGTGTCTACCAACCAATATTTATCATCCATCAATGGTGGCGAAGGAGTACTGGCACCCAAGTCTACCGTAGCATCTTTGAAAACAGTACTATCTGAGGGAAGTTTAATTGGATCATATGTTCTGTCATTTTGGTGAGCATCTCCAACTTCAGAGTCTATGTGCTTCTCCCACCTACTTGGGATTCTAATATCGGCACCACTAGCCTCTGGGAACTCGTAAGTTACGGTATCTAAAAGATCGCCATCACTACCTCTCAGATTTTTAAACTCATAAGACAGGTAATTTCTTGGAATAGGTTTACCTTGCCCCAATTCATTTGTTGGAATAGTCCCAGTTCCTCGATATTTGTCAAGCACAAAGTCTACACCCGGATTAAAGTGATGGACCGCAAAATACCTTGGGTCATAAAGAGTTTGATCCGCAGGGTGCCCCTGATAAATTCTAACACTGAGGTCTATAATGTTTTCTTGCTTATAACTTTCTATAAAGTTGCTGACGCCCCAAGTCTTGTTCTGTTGTGCGTAACCACCTTGAATGGTAAAGCTACCAGCGGCTCCTGCACCCATACCATACAGATTTCTTGTGGTGAATCCTATAGTTGTGTTTGCTTTAACCTTTAAGTTTGTTCCAATAATTCCAAAAGCTCCCGCACCCTTCCAATTCTCTTCTCCTGTTGCACCTTTCGCTGGATCTATTCTGTACGGATCACCGTTCAAGATAAATTCCTTAGTCCAAAACATTCCACCGTAGTCGATATTTTCTTCCCAATAGCTATACTCATGCAATTTGCTATAGTTTTTCTTGTGTAGTGTCCAAGCCCCCCATTTTAACGGACTATGAGCGGAGTTATTTCCGTTTTCATATCCAGCAAGATTACCCTTAGTATTTGGAAATTCACGATCAGGTGCATATGCAGAAATTGGCAAGTTTCTACTTACCGTAGATGTTGCTATTTCAGTAAATATGGTATAGGGAGAGCTTCTTGCTTGGCTAAAATTTGGGATACTCTGTTTTTCTACCCAATCTTTCACATCTTCCACATTCATTGGATTACCAATTTCAGAAAATGGAGTACTTAACCTTCCCATACCAAGATAAGCCTCTAGTTTCAGAGGTCTAAACATGATATTACCCGGACTTACAGGCTCAAAATCAAATGCACTCTGATCATTATTTCCATTTTCTAATTGTCTGGATAACCAAGCTCCTGCATTAACTTTACCCGGTATTGATGTTATAAAACTATTAAACATATCCCCAGTCCCAGTGGGATAAATATCATTGAACACGCCTATTGGCTTGATTGGGCTTCCATTCTTTCCATCTGGAGAAGCATTAAGCATAACATCTGCTGGCATACTTTTACGTTTGTTGGCGGCACCCATATAGAATATATTGGGTTGATACCTTTCGCTTCCTCTAGACCAACCGTTTTCCGTTACATCGTAAGACTTAAGTGGGTCTTCGGTTTGACCAAGTGCCCCAACGCTGGCGTCATTTCTATCCTCTATACCGTTCCCCGGATCAAAGGGATTACTCCCATCATCATTTTTTTCTGTAAAGTACTTTGATGCATCAATACTACCTGCCCCTGTTGCTACTATAGTAAAACTTCTAGAATCATCAGAGTCATATTCTTCTGTACCTTTATAACCATCGGGGAATACGCACCCAAAAAATGCACCGCAGTTTGCAGAGTTTCTGACTGTGTATTCAGAAGCCTCAAAAGGAATAACTTGACCCGCAGAATTAACGGTGGCAGAAGTAGAAGCAATTGAGCACGTGTCTGGGTGCGTGCCGATGGACCCTTGTTTTCCTCGTATTCCAAAAACTTTACTGTCTAGGTAATCAAATGATGTTTGCTGAAAATATGCAGGCCGATCACTCCACCGTTTATAGTTTTCAGTGTTGAACGGTTGAGTAAAATTGTATCCACCGTTGGGTGTTCTGCCAGTTACTTCATCACCGGGGAGATCGTATTTACGATACAAGTTTAAATATTTATCTTCTTCTCCAGCGGAAAGATAATAATTAACATGAAAGCCTAGCTCTGCATCTCTAGGGGTGACATCTACGTACCCTCGTCCATCATCCTCATCCTGAGGACGGTTTCCGTCAAAAATGGGTATACCCTTAAAGAAAAACTGACTGGATGTCATAGTGTAAGTAAATGGTCCCCATTTTCCAATACCTGTAGCAACCGGCGGTGCTGCTTCTTCTTCTTCACCTTGACCCAAGTCACTAACATGCCAAACACCGTCAATCTGCGTAAGCAAAACTTCTTCGCCTGATGGATATGTTTTTCTTGGATTAAAGTTGTAAACAGGAACAATTTGCTTGTTTGTATTGCCATCTGGACCACATCTTGTATCTGCTGTTTGTGCGTAGTTGGGCGACCACTGAAGGGGCATACTGTTCTGTGTTCTAATGAGCATACCAGAGCCGCGAGAAGGAATATAGCAATTTGCATTATCTTCTTCTTCTAGTGTTTCTTTAATATCATTACTTAAGAGATAGTCTAGTGTGGGAGCTTTTCCGGGTTTCAGTTGCGTAACAAGTTTACAAAACATGTTTACGTTTCCGCTTTGCCACTTCTTACTAACAGGATTCCATTGAAGATCTACCTCTCCAGCAGCCTGCCCAGTAACATCTTCTTGACTGTCAGATGTTCGCTCACCATCTGCTCCACCATTTGCACCTACAGCATCTCGCCTTGGTCCAACAAACGTCATTTCCTTCATAGTGATTGCTTTGCCAGTCTTTGCAATCATTGATTCGTCTTTGAGGTAAAGACTAAATGTAATATTCTCTGTTATCGGACAGCCTTGTATAAGCCCATCATTCTGATTTATAAAGAATGTAACGTCACCAGACCATTGCACTTTAGGGCTACCTTTGGCTGATTTAATTTCATTTAAGAGTGCGTATGAGCCAAAAGCCTGTTTCTTTTCTAGTCCGGGATGTGTGTTGGCTTCATTCAATTTCCAAGTTTCTCTTGGATAGTAATCATCGAAATGATTCATAAACTTGTTAAGTTGAATCAAGCTATACAGAGGGGTTATATCTTTTAATGGGGCATAATACTCATCAAGAGCAGCAGAGTCATCAGAGTCATCAGGGTCATCTGCATTAATGGATTCTAAAAATTCCTTCGCTAATTGTTCTGGGGTAGGAGGGTCGGGAGGGCTGTACGGGTCTGCTGCACCGACATACAACGGCCTAACAGTAAACAGATCATCATCACCGTCAAGATAAACTCCAATAACCGGATTTTCTGTGTCTAATTTTAGGGTATCAATGGTTTCCCCAATATCACCTATTCCTGCGGTTGTTTTCCCAGCATATGACCATATTTGACTATCTTCTCCACCCTCGTTAGAACCTAAACCTTTGAGATTTTGCTTTGTGAATCTTCCAGCATTTTCAAGATCCAAGTTTGGTTTCCATCCGTACCAAGAAAATTCTGTAGTATCAGTTATACCCAAGAGGTTTTGTAGAGTTTTCCCAGAATCATCAAGTTTATCAGTTGGGCCAGAAGGAACATTGATGTGCCGCCTATTTAGATATCTTCCTAAATTATCACGCTCATTCCACCACTCAAGTAAAGTTCCGGTAGTAAACGTGCCGAGTCCCAATTCAATAAAATATGGATGGTTAGTTTCAAATACATGAAAATCTGTTTCATCTTGGTTCTTCATTTCCTATTCCTATTCTTCTGGTGTGTGATTGTCTGAGTAGATCATGTAATTTGTAGATTTGGTTGTGTCCAACTCAGTACTTGGCAGCGATTTATGTGGTCCTCTAGAAAAAGCCCGAAAACTATCTACCATTCCAGCACGGTATTGTTCTGTCTCTTCTTTACGGAACAAATTTGCATCCCTTGTACTCTGTGCTCTTTCCAAATCTTTAGCATCGTTATATGCAACGCCTCCATTTGCACCCACAACTATAACTCCTTCAGATACTTCTTTTCCAAGCTCTCTATTGGCTTCAGTTTGTTGAGTAACACCATTGACTATCTCCAATACCTGTTGACCGCCAGCATTCATTACGGAATTTACGAGATCTGTACTGGTCGATCTTTTTCCTAATCCTCTTCTGATCGCACTGTTCTGCTCGTCTTTTAATTTTTGCCTTTCTCTTGCGATCTGACTAATTGCCATTTCTTTTTGTTTTGCAAGTTTACCCCATTTGGCAGTATAAAGATCCATCTTTACAGTTGTTTTGACTCCTCCTTGTGAGACATTAACACCTATAGAGGTAACTAGTGGACCTGCCTGCTTCAACGCTGAAGCCAAAGCAATTCCTGTTGGTGCATCTGGAATAGCAAATCCACCTCTCTCACTGAACAGCAAAAGACTATTTGAAAACTGTGCCTGTAAAGAGCCAGCCTCATTCATCAATTGATACCCTGCGAAATTCCAAGGGGCAAAATTCTCATCCTTGATAAATTCTACCTTACCTCCAATGTCTGCATACTTAACTCTTGGGTCGCCACTTGGGTTTAGTTTAGATGATGACAACCAAGGGCCATAACACCTTTCATGAGACATCATTGGTATAGCAACAATATCTGGGAATACAGGAGAAGGCTGAGTGTAACTTATTCTCACATTTGGATTGTTAGTTATACTGCCTGCGATAATTTTCTTACTTAATGATCTAGCTGAACTAATTTCTTCTAGGGAAAGTCTAAGCCAATCTTCCATTTTGCCCGGAATCCAATGCTCAGTTGAAACGGCTCCGAAACGTTCCGACGGCGAGTCGAGACCAGAGCCATCAGGGCCATAGTCAATGTCATCAGGGGCATCAGAGTTATCAGAGTCATCAATACCAAACAATTCGGGAAACTTGGTTAAATCTATATTTTCAGCACCTTGTAATCCATACTCTTTGCCTGCTTCTGTCGCTTCCTTCTTAGTAAGAAATACAGGTGGCGGTCCACAGGGAATCTTAGCTTCTCCGGGTTGTGGTATATTTGGCTTGCTAAACTGTGGAATTTGAACAGTGTCTTGAGTCATCAAATGCTTAAGTTGTAAAGCCTGATACTCTTGATTTTGCCCATCGTTCCATCTTGTATCAATGATACTCCTGACTCTTCCGGGAACTGTGACAAGTGCATAAACGTGTTTGTCGTCTAATTTCTCTATGTCACTATCGATGATCCAAGAGTCTGTGTTTTTTTCGTACACCCTTCTAAAGTCGTACCATTCCTCATTTTTTCCATCTACGCCTCCGTTTCTTGGTATAGAGAATAAAGGTAGGGCTTCTGGATAATCAAAAGTAATTTTAGGAGTACAATCTTCGTTTTTACCCTCAGTCTTTTTAGGTTCTGGAATACTAAGAGTAAAATCATACTCGTTAGCATAAACGTCTAAGTTATACTTTTTCAGTTTGGGCGGCATGTATAATTTTTCATCAATACTACATTTTACGAACGCCATAGAATCTGGCTGTCGCTCTTTCTTTCCCTGCTCTTCTTTTGTTTGAGCGAGAGCTTCAAATTTTAGTTTGTTATCAATATTGTTATTTGGTAACTCTTCAACAACATCTGGAACAAATTGACCGCCTTTGGTCATAACTTGCTGAACCATATCATTGGCACTAACGCCCGTAAAATCTAATACCTCACTATGATTATAGCGAGCATAGCACTGAACCCTTTTTGAATCACTCATCAGGTTGTTCATGTCAATTGGGCAAAGACCCTGCCGAATAGCTGGTGGCATACTCGACCAAGGAACACCCGCCCTCAAAGCCTGTAAAGCAGATACATTTACTCCAAATATGTTAAACCCAAAAAACCCACCTTGAGGTTCTGGTTTATAGTTCCATTCCCAACTTTCAGAGAATGGGTTGTAATTACCTTTTAGGGCACCTGTACGAGCAAGACTTGGATCTGATATTTTTCTTTCTCTTGTTAATTCTTTGTCGCTTTCATAATCTTGCAAGTAGTCAAGCCAAAGATTACTTGCGTTTCCAGCACTTAATCTGCTACCAATAGCTGAATTTAACCCTTCTACAAAACTAGGCATCCCCGTGCCGAAAGCAGGAAGTGTGTTGATGTCGTAAGAAAATTCTCCCAACGCTTTGGGATCTGATGATATTGGTCTTGGAGGAAATCCGAAAGGCCCGTTTTTAATGTTAGAGTTTGTAGTACCATCAAAAGTAGAAATCGTCTTAGAGTATCCTACGTTTGCGATCTTAGGAATTCTAACAAGAAACTTCTTACCTAAACATTCGTCGGCAATCTTTTTAACAAAGTTGTAAACCTTCTTTGCATTTTCTTCATGTTTTTTGGCTGTCTTCTCTATATTGAAAAGAAACTTACCCAATGGGCCATTCTCTAAGTTTTCAACGAAAGCGACAGATTCGTTGGAGGATCTGAGTGCAGCAGCCATCTTATCATAATTATCCATGATCTGCGTGTGTTCTGATAGCTGATCTATTAAAGCTCTATATCTCTTATTTTGAGACTTAAAATTGGGATCGCTCTTATTTTCTTCTGCAAGTTTGTTTATTTCGTTTCTAATAGCTTTCATTCTGTTGAAAAGAGTGTTCTTGGGCAACTTCAACAAAGGACTGTTTTTATTTTCAAAAGATTTTTTCAGATTAGCGGCATCTTTAACAATCCTAGTTTTGGCATTCACAATCTTACCAACGCCAGCTTCTACAATACCTATAGCTGTAGCACGACGATAATATAGAGGATATCCAAATGGTGGAGAACATGGACTCTGTGGATATCCAAACTCATCTACCGCTGGCTTGTCAGAGTGCCACACACATCTCGGAACAGTAACAGCATACTGTCTATTTTCTAACTCTTTGAGCACTTCGTCAATTTTTGTTTTTGCTGGACCTTCTTCGATAGTGTTAAAACCGGACCTTCCTCTAAAATCTTGTAAGACCCTGTTGATTTGATTTTGCTCAGAAGACAATGCAGATAGAAATGCCCTATGTTCTGAGGTGTCCTCGACGTAAGTCTCATTATAGGACAACAAGAAATCTTTCCACCTCTGGTATGAAATAAGTGCAGAACGCAACTCTAATTCAGTAGCAACATAATAATTGCCAACGCCATACGCATTTAGGTTTGTAGCATCCAAAAGAATCTGCTGATAAGAACCAAAACCTCTAGGAATTGAAACGGCATTATTTCCTAATAACCCATAGTAAGGCAGTATTTGCTGCTGCTCTTGAGCTTTCAAGTCCCACTGAAATTGTTGTAGCCAATCTCTGTTTGGAACATTATTGGCCTGAGATCCGGTCCATAATTCGTCCCTGTCTCTTTCGGAGTGGAAGAAATAAGTTTCTACTTCTTGGGCACCAACCACAAACTTATCAGTAGTAACATTAGACAATTCAAAACCAATATCTGAATTTTCTACATCGATTCCTCGATCCTGTAGTTCTTCTATGTACGATTTAATTGCACCGTATTGAGGTTGCTGAGTTTTATCTATAGCATCTAATCTAATGATTCCAGCAATAATGTTTTCTTTAGTGTCATTACTTACTTGATAATTATTGTAGTTAAAAAGAAACTTCGATGCAGGGTGATCTATAACAGGAAGTAAAGTAACGTATAATTCATGACTGATAATGTCACAGAGTTCTTGGGCCAAACTGAGAAGATCAATCTTGTCAAAGTCCATGTAGTATAACAGGGGAATTTTTTCTGTTGGGATACCCCCAAAGTCTACAACGTAATTAAAGCCTCTGAAATTAATTGTACCGCCAAATCCTGCATCTTTGTATTCTTGGGGTAAAAACCCATAATACTGGAACATAGCAGAAAGACCTTGAGATATTCTATACCAAGGCATACCTTTATCGCTACGTCGTGAAAAACCCTGACCAGTAATTGGAAAATACTCTGGCAAAGCATCTTGGTCAAACGGTATTTGACCGAAATAATATTGATCTTTAAGATTTACAAGAGGTCCGTCTTGTGGTTGAACCATCGCTGGATTTTTTGGCTCTACTTTTACCAAACCGTCTTCAGCATCCCAAGCTGCGTTTACACCAACGTATAAAACCTCGCCAGTTGTATTGTTTGTAAACTTGTCGATAACACCTATGCTTTGAGCTTGCGTGCTAAGTCGAGTAAAGAGAGATGTAGAAGGATCGTACTCTAAAAACCCATAGAGATTGATAAGATTTTTATAGTTGAAGGTAGTGTCTTGATAATTATTTAAAAGAACATCTACGTTTGACAGAATTTCTCTTGGGTCTGTGATAGAAACAGAGTATACTGGTTTCCCGCCCGGACCTTTGTTCTGAGTGTAACTCTGTAGGATGCCGCCAAAATTGAAATGGGCACGACCACGCCAAGACGTATCTATATCCCACAACAAACTTCTATCTTGAACGACATTGTTTATTCTGTCAACCAAGTGGTAGGGTGGTAATTCATCAAAGTCTTCTGCATCCCAAGAGGTCTCTGGGAACGTGTAGCCCCAAGCGTTGGGGGCAACTTTTGCAGGAAGAGTCTGAATTCCATAGAGATCGTCATATGTTTGTCGAAAAGCCTGTTCTATAGTAGCCGGATTTTTACCGAATTTAAAATACACAGGTGTACCAACAACCGGTGGCAAGAATTGATCGCTGATACCACTATGGTATGGATCATCTCCTTTACCCAATGGTTGACCATCCGAAATATTGTATTCATCATTAACAAGATTGATCGTCATGGAAGATGCGGTGTCGCCAAACCCAGCACTTAGATCAAAATCTCTAATAGATGCACCTAGAAAGGTCTGCTGTATAAAACCTTCGTTACCATAGTTTCCTGATGCTTGTACGTCGGCAGTCCAGCCTCCGGTAGAAAGCTCACCGCTCGCACCTTGAGGTAGGTTAAAATGTACAGGCCAATCTTTGTCATACTCGCCAGATGGCGGTATTATTCCGTAAACATTATCTCCAATCATAATTCCTTATCCTTGTTTGTAAACGTTTAAGTCTACTACTTTTCTATAAGACGACAAGAATGGTATGTTCAATGTTTCCCCCTGATCAGCTTCATCTGGCATGAGTTGGTGATGAATGTAATCATTAAAGATATTGAAATCTTCTCTTGCCAACATCTTTACCTCTTCTCCGTTAGAAAACTTAGATCCTTTGAGTGCCTCGTCCTGAGTGTAAGATTTTGTCAGTCTATCTTGACCCTCGGCTACCAACCAATGAATAACAGTTTTTTCTGGTGTTGGTCGGGCAATTTCGGGATTTACCTCGCTATTCCAGTGGAAGATGCCACTTTCCTGTGCGTTCATCGCCGGATTTTCAGGTGTATAACCAACAACGTCTGCTGGGTATGTCTTTATAATTCCAGAAGCCGCCCACCATTCATCGCTAAACTTATCTGGAAGTAAAGTAGCATCTTCGCCAGCAACAAAAGCAAATTCTGCCCCTGTGTCTGAGTTGGGATAAGGAAACGGTGCATTAATCCCAGACCCTCTAAATCCCGGAGCTTCGCTTCTTACTGAATGTAATTGCCTATTATCAAAAAACGCAGACTCTCCAGATGGTAAAACACCAGAGACCAACTGTACTTTTTGACCAGACGTAAGCGGCAACAATGGTCCCAATTTAGGATCATTATTGTAAAAGTCTGACCATTGAGGTTTTTCGGCATGTGTCATGGTTATCGGTCTAGCTCATACGTCCAAGAGATATTGAATGAATAAGTGCCCTCTTTAGGATTCCAGCTTTCAGAAGGTGGCGAAATGAAATACTTTCTAACTCCCGGCTCACCTTTGGGGCTAAGTTCCCCAAGAAGTTCTGCTATCTGACTAGCAGTGGGTTCTACCAAGCTAGGCTTTTTAAGTATTAAGGTTTTTCTATCTTTGCCATATGGAATTTTAGTGTAATCCAAAGTGAGGTTGATTGATACGTCTCTTTTGTACTCTGTTCGTCCTCCAATATATTGTAGAACAGGACCGGTTGGCCTACCAATAACTGGAATAATAGCAAATACGTCTCCCGGATATGTATCATTAACCTGAATACTCTCGGCAATCACACCAGAGATAATATTTGTTGGCCTATTGTTAAAGGCTAAACTATAAGTAATTTCTCCGTTGTATTGATTGGTTCCAAGACTAATTGATACGGGCTGAGAATTTAATGCGACAGCAACAAGGTTATTAGCACGCCTGTATACGTCACTAGTCAGTCCAAATTGACCACTGTTAGATATTTGATTATATTTTCTAAGAGCATTAGCATAAGCACCGCTTGCTGCATTTAGGGATGGGTCTCCAAAACCAGAAGGAGAAATACCTCTTAAGCCCTTAATGTTTCCATCAATATTAACAGATACAAAAGGATCGGTGTTTGACGTAGCGGTGGTCATACTAAACGTTTCATTAGCAGTACCGCTACTTAAAACCCAGCTTTCAGATACAGAATAAGTACCTTCAGTAACTCCGACTTGCTCAGTTCTTATGTGGTTATAGCCGCCGTAAGAATCTACTAAGTTTACAGTCCCAGAACCTATTTGTCCTGCAACATTTGGGTAAGGTATTCCACTTCCACTATAACCCAATCTCTTAGTGACAAAATTCTTTGCCTGCTCCCAAGCAGGACGATTAATCGTGTTAGAAGGATCTTGATTATAATTGTAATCTAAACCGTCTGGGCCGTAAACGGTTTTACCTGTGGCATTTAAATTATGCGTAATTCTGTACGTTATTGGATTATCGGGACTTTCTCCACCAGCCTCGTCTGCCTCTAAGCTCCAATCTTCACTATAGGTTTCAATAAAAGCTGTGTCTTCATCGTCTAGCAACGTTTGAATTGTTGTTGCCGTACTTCTTACGTCGAGACTGCTATTGGCAAAAGTGCCCTCTAAATCTACGGGTAATTGATCGTCATCAAAATTACCTCTCAGGAGGTAGTCTGCCTCTAAGACGATAGTATATTCAGATTTTGTAATATACGGCCCCTCTGTGAAATCGACACTTACAGTTCTGGGGTAACAAACAACTGTAGCACCGGCATTGTCTAAAACATCAGAGAGTTCTACTCGTTGACCATCTTGAGCAAATAGTGCCCTAAGAGCACGTTGCTTGCTAATAATAGCAGAAGCAGGCTTGGTGTTTTGAGCGATTGTGGGATTGGAACCTTCTACGATCTGCTGTCTAGGCGGCTTGTCCCTAGCAGATAAAGCGACATCATCAAAAAGACCGTATGGGCCTATGAAACTGCCGCCTGCCTCTCCTATTGGGTCACCACCACCGAAAAACCCAAAAGGTTCATCTGTAGCAGAATTTAAAGCATAGGGTGTGCCATGCTCTGGAAGTAACGTACCCGTCAGCGTGATAGTATAAGTAGCACCAAAGGTGCCTTGCTTATTTTTTAATACAGCCTCAGAGATTTGTATAAACGGTGTTGGTCGTATGGAACAAATCTGCGTTGAGTCGTTTTTATAGTGTACTTTTATAGGCATTTAGAAACCTCTTATCCTTAAATCAAGAGAGTCTGTAGTTGCAGTGCTCCCCATGACTAAATTTAATGAACTTGGGAGTGGACCACTCGGTGCTGATATATTCAAGAACAATCCACTTTGATCTATCCCATCGGCAGAAGCAATCCCACTTACGCCAAAACTGTTCAGTCCTAAAGTATTATACACATTTGCACTGCTTGCCCCCAACATAGAAAGATTCATGTTTCCAGACTCTAATACTGGTCTGCCAGAAGCAACTAGATTCATAGAACCATCTTCTGGAGTTCCAAATAGTATCTTTAGATCAAGCTCTTTTACGTATGGTCTGTGTACCACAAAACCATTTCTGGAGGGGTCAAAACCAGAAACTTCCAAGAAAATGTCACCATTTTGATTGCTAAATATAATTCCTGAAACCTTGTATTCAATTGGGTCGCCAGAAACGTTTTGGTATACCCTAGTTTCCAATCTATCCATACTTTCTTTTGGTTTTTTATTGCCAAATACGTGAGAATCTATCCATCCGCCGCTGTTTGGAATGGCTGGAATTTGCTCTCTGAGCATAGCGTCAAAGGTATATGCAGATCCAGCATTTGCAAGCCCACTCGTTGGGTGATTGCCGCTTGTAGGCCAATCATGATGTGGAGATCCAATTGCCAGTGTGTAATCACTATCACCACGGAAAGAGCGATAAATGGCTACAGATTTTCCAAAGTTGTCGTTATCAGATCCACTAGCAGTTAGAATGAAGCCTCCAAGTCCATCATCATCAATATCTGTTTGAACTCTTTCTTGGTATCCTGCTGCGTACAGTTTCTCAGCAAATTGCCACTCTTGTGTTCTAGCTCCAAAGTCTACTAATTCATTTCTGTAGTTGTAGACAGCACCACCATTTAGGATCATAAGACCGCTATTATTGTTGAACTGGTCTACACGGATACCAGAATCGGCTAAGTCATAGAAGGAATGAGACGGAATATCATATTCGCCGTTAAAGGACTTTCTTTGGAAAGCTGTACTTAAACCGCTTCCATTGTATGCGACCGCACCACTGTAGATATGATGATGTAAAGTGGCGAAATCATGATTGGGAGCACCGATTGCTGCCATGTCACAATCTATAGAAACAGAGAATCCAAATCTATCGCCTCTTCTTCCATATTCAAGAATAAAGCTAGGATCTACAATTTGGTGTGGACCACGTTCCGCTTCCAGAACCTCAATTGGGCTTGGGGAGAAATCATAAAGTCCGACATTTACATTCTCTGGCTTAATCTTGGCACCAAATTCCCAAGGTAAGCCTTCTGCAATTACATTTCTGCCGTTGTCTGTATTGTTGTATACAAATACAGCACCAGCACCACCATCTGCACCAATCTTGGCTCCAGACCCAGCTTCTCCATTTTGAATCTCATGCCACTGGACAACTCCACTAATCCCGCTAACCGCTGTTTCAGCAGAAAATGCGTTATAAGGAGCACCAACAATTAACTTACCGTCATTGATCTGAATAGAGTGACCGAACAAGTCGCCCGGACATCCAGAATTAAATATGTCATAATCTAGATAATCTGTGTTTTCTATCCTCATCAATTCTGTCATGCCGCCACCAATACCGGCATCAACAATAAAGTCTTTATCTGTATTTTCATTAAGATCTAAAAGCAGATCATAATCTTGATAGATACCACCTTGGTAGTTTACAATATCTAGGAAATCACCGCTAAATCTTGGATAAATACCATAAGTTCCAAGTACGTCGTTGTTAAAGAACTCTTCTTTTCTAGCCTGTACCTTTAATGGGACTTTAATTTCTTCTGGTCTGGTTAATATGGTTGGATCATAAGAATCTTCATCATCTGAATAAAGACCCAAACTACCTGTCACACCATTTCCACCCCAAAGTCGGCTTGGACAAAGGGTGTCAGCACCAATAGGTGATCCACTTATGGCAACATATTTAGCTGTACTGCCACGCTCAGGAGCACGTATCTTCTGTGTAAATTCCCAATTCTTTCCAGCGACAGTATTTCTAGGGATACCAAGATCAAGCCCTTCAGCCTGACCCTGCGGAGAACCGGCCCCACCGCCAAATCCTACGCTGCCATCTCTTGACTCTTCTGGACTAGGTGGATACAAGTTTCTAACAAAACTCTGATTACCCTGAGTAGCAGCCGCCCTATAGTGAGAGCATTGCCCCTGTAACAAAGTAGAGTCTGAAATCAGAATAATCTTTGATCTTCTAGATCCATTTGTGAACGAACTAAAGTTCTCAAACTCTTCTGCTACAATAACTGGACCATCTTCTATTTCTTTCTGTGCCCAATTCACAGAAGCGTCTAAACAATCAGGATCATCAAACTGAATGTCTCCACGGTATAGTTCGCTCTTATGTTTTACGGGTCTTGATTCGCCCGGAATGTATCCGCTCTGAGCGGGGTTAACAATGTACATACAATTAACTGGAACAGGAGGACCATCTGGTACAAGTCCACTACTCGTAGTTGTAGCAATTGTAGTTATTACTTCAAGTGGTGCCCCTGATACTGAGAGAATACGAGGTGTTGAAGGTGGCAGAGGAATACCAGATAATAACTGAGAATCTATAAAGTTAGACCATTTATTTGTATTAAATTGTAATTCTAGCTCAGTTATACTCTGTTCTTCATTGGTTCTAAAATCGAAGACAAACTGAGAGGGAGTAAAAGTAGCAGTCTTATTCAACTCTGCAAGAGTTCCACATGAATCAAAACTTGAGGGTATTGTGCCAAAATTGCCCTCTCTTTGTATATCAGTAGGTGTATCTAAGCATATTCCAAATTCTTCAAACTTAGTTTCAGAAACCCAGTTGACCCAAACCCTGTATCCAGATCCCGGCTCGATTGGGAATTTAACAGAAGCGTTTCCATCAATCGTCCAGTTGTTTCTGCTAGCGTACTCTTTGTATGTCTGAATGACAGGATCATTGAAAGATACTATTCTTTCAAAATCTGCTCCTCCAGAAAGCGGCACAATAAACCTCTTATCCCCACCACCAAATTCAATACTTGTCTTTTCACTAAATTCAATTCCACTCAAGCTAGTAGCAAATTGATAGTTAGGGGATGTCCATGTATATCCATCATCACAACCGCTAACGCTATCGGTTGCATAATTAACAATCTGACTGGAAGTTTCTCCACCGTAAGTTTTTATCACTGATTGTCTATGATATTCATCTTGTTTTGGTAGGAACATTGGCCTACTGGTGACATTAAGTCCGCTACAGAGATAATCAATTCTATCAGCAGTTTCTTGTGTATATTCTTCATTATCCGCATTATACGTAATAATAAGTTTCTTTTCACCAATATTTAACCAACTGTTCAAATTTGCGAAGTCACTGCTTGATGGTTTTCCAGACGGAAACGCAAGCCAAACAAAATCTAGCTGATCGTTCAACGCAGTTATTGGTTGATTTTCTCTAAAGAATCCGCCAGCAAGCAATAATTCAATATTTATTTTATTACCGAGACTATGATCTGTTGATGAACCATCATAGTTGTAAGCACTGTTTAAGGAAGATCTTCCTGTGAATCCATTAATTTGAATACCTTTAGCAACCTCATCACAGTCCTTGCGAATCATATTGAGATAGAATTCTGTATTCTTATCATCATTATTGGTTGGGTGCGTGATACCTCTACTGGCATCATCTTCGGGCCATTGACTTGCTAAGATATAGACTCTGGAGTTATTGAGAGTTCCATCGGATTTTTTACCAGATTCAACAAGTGCAAAAATATGATCTGGATAGACGGTTTCTGTAACTGTTCTCTCAGATGTAGTTGTTGACCCCGCAGCTTGCAAGATTCCATCTCGACCATTAAGGGCGTCTGGATCAAACGTGTCTCCACCAAATGTGAACTCGTTGAATAATCCAGATATAGATGAATCGGTGTCCCCTTGAATAGAGAAAGCAATCTCGTCTTCATTAACTTCTGCCAAAGAAATATCTATTTCGTTTTTAGATTTAACTCTGTACCTGTAACGCTGTTCGTAATCGCACTGAAGTCCAGAAGTCGCTGGTTCAAACCAGTGAGTATCAGGTAGATGTTCAGCAGTCGTCAAAACTGGTGTTGGTGACTGATCTTCCTTGAGGAATAACGGTTGTGGTGTCTCATCACAGACAGGAGTAAGGTTATCGAACAAGAAGGGCCAGTTTCTCTGGTATCGAACAACTTTACATGATTTAGGTGTGGTCAAAACACAAGAGTCATTCCATTCAGCACGTAAATCTCCACGATTACCATCTAGTGGGAACTCGTACTTTGTATTGATGATCTGCGATGGTCCATTGCAACTCGCCCCCTCTGGACAATCAATTGTAGAAAAGTAGTCTTCTAGACCGTCTCTGGATAAGTCTATTCGAATGTCGCCAACACCCTTGACATAATATTTACCGTTAGACTCAATTGTTCTGGCAGTAGAGTATGCTGGCAAGAATGATGCGGTTGCATTGTACTTATTATCATTTAAATCTTGCTGACTAACACATCCTTGCATCGAGTAGCTTTGATCTTTAGCGGCTTGAATCCGCATCCTAGAACCTAACTTTTCTAGGATTTTGTTGATGATATCATTGGACTCTTTGTATAGTCCATTTTCTTCCCATACTGGGTCGTTACCGACCAAGACAAGATTTCTATCGCCAAGCTCCAGCCAATCTTTTATGTTGTCGATAATCTCATCGCTGACAGCATCAATTTCTGGCGTAATAATAAACGCAAGACCGGCCTCTTGAGGAATCTCAATTTCCGAGAAGCTCATTCTTCTCCAGTCTTTACCTTGGTAGTCTGAAAATCCGGTAGATCCAGAACCAAAGATTAAAGGCCAGTTGCTTTCATCATAGTATCCAGCGTCTCTTTCTTCATTATGAGTTGATCTATCTAAGTTTCCGAAGCGGCCAAGTTCTACAACCTCGTTATGTGGGAAGTGTTTTCTATTGTGGAACATTCTTACCGCACCAGCGTTATGATAAGAAGCCCAAGACTTAACAGTATCGCCCCAAACATTAATGTCTTCAAATTCGTTGAAGGAGTCTGTAGGTGCCCCAAATGCTACAATCTCACCATTTTCGTCTACAGAGCAACTCCAGCCCATTCTTGATGTTCCCGCAAACTCGTCGATGAGGAACTTTCTTGTTCCGACATATCTAACATCATTGTGGCCGTACTCAAACGTCAACTGATATGGTTCTGGGAGTGAAGAGCCCCAGAACATAACATCATTTCGATATTCAAATCTGTCTGGAGATTTAATATAATCATAAGTAGCTGTCTTAGCAATTACTGCACCAGAAGCACCCTCTACAGAATCATAGTATTCTACGGCGTAATTAAATGGACTTCCTTTGGAGACAAGCCATCTTCTAAGATTGTCGTATACCTTTTGAATCTCCGATTCGCTTCTTTCGTAAATCTTACATGGGTTGTTATTCCAAGGAGATCCAACTGCTAATACTTCTGAATTTTTACTTAGAGCAACTGAGTGACCAAAACGATCATTATAAGTTTTGGCATATCCAGCACCAAACATACTTTCTGGGTTATCAAAAAGTTCAGATTCGTCATTAGGTGAAACAATAACTTGGATGCAGTTAAAATTATCACGCTCTTTTTCAAACAGGTAAACTCTACCTCCAGATGCAGGAGGAACTTGGAACTCAGTAACAACTGATCCGTGAGTATTGCCCCATATTTGACCAACACCGCTAGTAATAAAGTTTCTATTTAAAGTAGTATTAGTAAATGTTGTTGATAAGCGACCACTATCAAAAGTGTCCTGCATTAACTCGACAGATGTATCTGCCCAGTCTTCAGATCTACCTATGACTGTATGTAAGTGACCGCTTTGCTGAATGCCTTGAACAAGGTCAGTAACACCACTAGCAAATGAGTGCTTCTCATAAAAATCTTGGAATTCATCGTATATATTGTAAACTGTACCGTTTTCATCGGCATATTGTAAAGCTCCAGCAGTAGACCCTGTCTGCTCTTTGAACATACCAATAATAGCTGGAATACCGCTGTAAGCAGCAGCATTTGGATTACCACTTGGGAAGGCTGTAAAGAATCCATCTAGAACACCACTGAGCATCTGGTTGAATACAACGGGCTGACCAGAAGCAACAAAATCAGCGAGAGTTCCTGATCCACCAAGTACGTCAGAACCAACCTCAGTTAGCAGATCAAGATCGTCTAGTCTAGGAATGTATCTATGTGTAAACCAATCAGACTCATCGGTAGGAATATTAGGATAGTCCCTATTGGAATAGGTTAATTGGAAGACAAGTAGATTTGGCTTAATTTCTGCATACCACTCGTCTGGTCCAGCGTTCCAAGGTGCTGAGAAGTATTTCCAAAGAATATTAAATTTACCAGCCGAAGCAGCAACATCTTGTAGCTTAGTCTTGTTGTATGCAAACAAGTCAGCAAAAATCATTCCCGCAGCAGGAACACCGGAAGTTACAAGATCGTCAAACTCTCTTGACCACTTAGCACGAGGTGCTCCAACGGCAACAACTTCTCTGTCACCACTGGCCGACAATGATAATGATTCACCGAACTGTCTACCTTCTTGACCAATCTGCCACTTGTTTCCAGAGATAGAAAAATCACCAAATGATAACAGACTATCTGTTGTTCTCTGGATATAATCTTTTCTAAAGCCAGATGGTAGCATCAATTGCTCTTCCAAGACCCAATCTGCTTTCTTGCCAGCCTCGTCTTGTCCTCTTCGATACAAGAATACAGCACCCGCACCGCTGACTTCTATGTTACCAAAGCCACCACCAGATGGATAAACGCCATAATCAGGAATTGTGATGTTAGGTGCGGCAACAGCCATAATGTCTTCACTGACAGCAACGTTTTGACCAAATTTGTCACCAATGTTTCTGCCAGACGCAACGATCAAGTCAGAGTCAGAGTAAAGGTTTGCAGAAGGTGGAACGCCACCAGCATCATCACCAATAAGTTTGACACCAGAGAATACAATATTTCCATCGCAGTCCTCTGTACAGCATCCGCTACCGTCTGCATACCAAGCTGGACCGCACATTCCATATCCCCATTCCTCAAACGTCCTTGGGACAGGAATAGCTGCGGTAGAGCCGGTAACAATACTCATGGTCGCGAAGTACGGAGTAGAAGGAAGAAGCTGAGTGTACTTCCTTATTCCATAGTAATTTCCGCTGTATCCTAAGCCGCCCTCAAAGTTGATCGCACCAGAATTTGTGTAGGTAGCTTTGGCTCGGAATATTCCACCTTCGTTGCATGTCTCTTCTCTCCAAACAATACAGTCTGTTTCGAGTGCGGCATCAACCGCTTTACTTGGGCTGTCCCCTGTGCAAGATCCATAACCTATTAAGTCTACGCCTCTAATCTCATTATCTGCGGACAGAACGGCATAAGAGTTATCTTCGAGTTCAATTCCGGTCCCATAGTTATTATTGTGCCACAATGCAAATGCAGATCCAGTGCCTTTAGATCCTACATTGTAACTCGCCGTAACGAGATTAACTGTGTTTGTCAGTAAAGATTCTACTAATGGGTTATGAAGATACAGATTCATGTCTGTATCAATTATGTTTGGAGCATTAATATACAACGGCATAGTAGACGTTGTTCGTGAATCCAGAATCTGGTTTCTTCCAAACATGCTCAGATTAATAAATCCACTTGCAGCAGTCTCTTGTGTGTTCCCAATAGACTTATTATATAAGTACATTGGAATTGATCGGTATATACTACTTCTGTCACCAAGAGATGCGGACATGTTCAGATTGAGGAATGGACCCTCTGGGCTTTCACCGAAATCTACATTATAGACAGTAAGAGGAAGACCAAAGATATTCCCGCTGCCATAGTTTGGAGAGTTTGGATCTGAAGTATCTGGATTTGCATCTAAGGAATTATCTAGTGATCCGAGGGTAATTGGCAAAGCAAGTGGCATACTTCCAGAAGCTATATCTGGAATTTGACCACTGACATATAGATTGAATGAGATGTCGCCAGACTGTGGCGGCATGAACAAGTTAAGTGCTTTACTACGAGGGAAAGCACCACTAACATTGAGATGGAAACCAGAAGGAAGCCCTTCTGAAATAACATCATAATCAAAAGGAACCTGAATAGTAAGATCTAAACTATCGTTAGTTTCCCTTGGGAATCCACCAATGTTCATATTCAGAGTATTGGACGCAGGATAAGCACCACTAGAGTACAAATTAAATGTACCACTATTAGCAGTCTTGCAAACGTTGACATCCTGCATCCTTACGTGTGAAGAGTGCATCTCAATTCTAGAATCAAACGCTGGCCCAGATGGGTAAACCAAGTCATACTGAACAAACATTTGATTTACATCGTCTTTGAAATATCTTTCTGAGAAGTCTTTTAATCTTGGTTCTTCGGGGAAGACAGTCCAAGCGTCAGTTTCTTCACAGATAGAATCGTAATCAAAAACGGAGTCAAGTTTGATTAGACAACTAGACGGTTCGATGTAGTGAGTTTTACGGTTTACAAGTCCCCAGTTTGGTTCGTCTGAAGTCCAGTATGGCTCCTGCTTCTTGGTGTAAAGACTGACGATCATCTGAGGTCCAGAAGGCATGATGTCAGTACATGCTTCCCACTCTATGTTCGCACCGGTCTTATGCTCAAGAACAGTCTCAACAACGAGGGCACGTTCAGAGAATTTGTATCCGACTGGTAGGCTTTTAGTTATTCTTCTATTTACAGCATAGAATGAATCTTCAACGTCTGACAAATGGAAACGTAGGAAATCGTTTTCCATCTGTGTATGATATGCAACACCACTGTCTACATTAGATAATAATGGTAAGTCATTATTTTGTGAGTAACCAGAACCATGATGACTTAACTCAAAGATAATATGCTCTGCGTTTGGACGTTTTTGCCACTGGTCAAAACCAAATCCAAACTGACACCACTTAAAATCACCGATAGCCCAATCGTTGTAAGTATCTTCGTTTACTCTGTCCCAAAGTTTGTATCTATCATTAGTATAAGACTCATCGGGGTCAAAGAACTTAGCACGACTATTTTCTAAAAATACATCTGCGTTAACGCCCTTATAAGTTTTATCTGCACCAGACGCTACAATGTTCGTACCAAATCCGTACAGCGTATCAACGCCAGAGCTATAGGTGGAAACACCAAACTCACTGAGCAGAATATTCATACCCACGCCAGAGCCAGCAGAATATCCTAAGACAATATTTGCATCGTTTGCATTTTTATGGAACGGAGAAGATGTAGCTCTCAGTACATCAAAGTCAGATCCACCAAATTCATTATCAGTGTAAAGTCTAAGTCTATGGTTGCCATTATCATTATATGTAAGAATAGTATTTAATGGGAATTGATAACCACTATACTTGATAGTATCTTTGACTTTTATAATATCACCGTTGACATCTTGGGCGTAACCACAAAGGAATCCATCCTCATAACCGAGGGCAAAGTCCATGTCTTCAGCAGTGACCCACTTAGATACAATAACACCACTGTCAAACAGGTTGTAGCCTACTCCAGAAACGTTTGCGTCTGGTGTGAATCTAGTGAAGATAGCAAAACCGCCAGATACATCAACAGGGCCAAAGTTAATATTCTGACCACCAACCTCACCACTAATTCTAATGACTCTATCAAATGCGTCGGCAATCTTTCCATACAATGGGTTGCCAACAAAGGTTGTAGAACCATTGGATAGAGATGTCCAGTCAGTAGTGGTATAGTTACCACTGTATCCCGGAAGTTGATCGTTAAATAGTGTACCGCTTGCAAATCTCCAACCAATATTATGGTAAATTTCTGGGTCGGTCAAGCACAGACCGCTGAGAGTGCCCAAACCACTAGGAGAGGATGACCCCATATCAACAGACAATACATATCTATTTTCTGGCCCAAAAGAATCAAACTTGTAGTAACCTGACAAGAATGGGTAGTCTATGGTTGGATTTTCAAAACCAAAACTGAAGGAATCTAAATCGTATGGTCCACGAACTGTACCCTCTGAACCTCGCCATCTTCTAGAGTAGTTTGTTTTGATTGTATCAGGCGAACTATAGGCATGGGGAAGACCTGCGATGGCAGAAATTGGTTGATATCCAGAACCAGCGTTCAGTATGTCGTCATAAGATTCCATACCCGATGGGAACAATGCACCTTCTGATCTACCAGCCTGAGCCTTACCTATCTTCTCACCGCCTTGAGTGTAGATGTTGAGACCGTCTGCTGGTGCATATCTGGCACAAAGTTCTATGTATGCAATAGAAGCACCACTAGGAAGTGGATAAATGTCTAAGTATAAATGTTCCAATAGTGAGCTTAGACTATAATCTCTAGATACTCCATGTCTTATATCATCATCAAGAATAATCAAGGGTACTTCATAAAGTTGGAAGTCAGTAGTATTAACCACTGGGTACTGGGCCAATTTATAATGATCATTCCCGCTCGCCTCAAAGTAGGCACCTCTCTCAGATAACCCAGCACCACCCATTGTCCAGTCTGAGTTGTCGCCGTAGAATCCTGATATGATGGGATGTTGCCCAACATGAGGAACGAATGTATCGTTGAGGAATACACCTGATGGATCTTGAATAAATCCTCCAGACGAGCTTGTTACATTCAGCAACTTGTCGTCGCTGTAACCAACAACATCAAGTATATAGTCTCTGGTGCCCACTTCTTTTTTAGCCAGAACCTTGAGTGTTAAAGATTCTACATTAAAGTAAGGCGAGTCTTCTTGTATCTCTTCTGTGCGTTTTTCAACATTAAATGCACCGCTAGGCGAGAACCAGATGTCTTTAGTGCCTTGGTCAAATGCAAAGTCAAAATCACCCGGAGTAATTTCGTCTACTTTTGATCTTCCATGCTTAAACTTCAGTATGAGCTTACCAGAGTCAGAAACATCTCCACCCTCTGCGGTTTGCAGTTTGATGTAGTGATCACTATTTTGAACATGAAGGATGTTAATAAGCTCCTGTGCTCCGCACACATCTTCATTTGTTACACTAAGAGTGTCGTTTTCCCATATGTTATTATTTACCGCTGGATATATTGTAGTGTCATATGTATTGAGGGGCATAAAGTTGGGCTTGATGCGTCTCTCAAGACGCCTACCCTTGTCCCTAACAGCCATTTGGAGTGGGAGATAGTCTTCTGGTCTTGGTCCGAATCCACCGCTATTACAAATCTCAACAGCAGAGATTCTAAAACCTCTTGTTGGATTGATAAATCGAACTTCTTGAGTTGATAAAGGTTGACCATCTAGGGCAAGGTAGTTATTTCCACTAGCATAGAACGTTTCGGGAATAATGTAGTTATCTTCAAAACCCTCATCAAAACCCTCTGTAAATGGATCATCTAAAGAAACGGCACGGACACTAAAAGACAGTTGATATCCAACATCTTCGTGCATATGGGGAAAGCCGCGTCTTTGCCAGTCGTACTTATCTGATATAGCATTTAATTCTGGCAAAGAAGAGTATGTTGAAAAGTTTTCATACTCGTCGTTAGAATCGCCCTTTATCTGTATGTCATTATATTTTACAATTAAGTTCCCAGAAGGGTCGGAAAGTCGAATATTGTATAATGTATAAAGAGGAGCAGTCTTAGACTCTAGGTTTGATAATGGTGCGGATACGCGAATTTTAAACGCAGAGTGATCTGGCCTAACATTTAAACTTGTTAAGTTGCAGTTATATTGAAAGAGCCCTTCTGTATGTATTGTATTCGGCTCAATATATGAATTGAGATCATCTGATAGATTATTAGAGTCGCCACCATCTTTTGCTAAACCTTCATAAACACCTTCATCAATGTAGGACCAAAGATTACCGGATTGATTGTGTAGGGCAATAAACGACCCGAACCCGTCTGTAACGGGAAGGTCGCCAGAAGGATACAGCTTACTCTGACAGTAGAAGTCGCCAAAGTCTCCAGCTATCTTGTCTACTGTGTTATCAAAATCGCCCTCACCAACAACCTGATGCGAAATAGAATAGTCGGTAATGAGGTCTTCGTCAATCTCTCCGTCGCCCTCGATGGACATTAAAGGAAATGGTATCTCGACTGATAATAATCTAGATAGCTCGCCCTCGCCCTCTAGCGAGATATTTCCATTACCAAATGACTTCGCTATAGTTGCATTTGGAAGAGTTGGATGACCTATACCACTGGCAACTACGCTATCAATTTGGGCGGTGGTAAGATCAATACCTCCATCATAGAAGATTAATGCGGAACCATCAGAATATGTATTTATGACACTTGTTGTCTCTGTAAACGATGTGTCACCCGCTAGGCCAGAGATTGTTACTTCCCATCCAGCCTCTACAAATTCACAGTTTTCTGGATCAGAACATCCATCAATGGTAAAATACGGACCAGATCCACCCAATACCGTGTCAAAATTTACGGTAAGAGTTTCACCCGGAGAAGTAATTTTAGAATCGTTCTCAAGAGTGGCAAAAAGTGCCCCCTCATTTAAACCAAGAAATGCATCGACTTCTCCACCACCGGGACAGGTAACAGATGTGCCTTTGATGCACGAACATTCAAGACCTTTTAAGAATGGTTCCGACATTTATTTATCCTAAAGTATAGAGTCATTCTTGACCAAATCACCAGAATTATTTGCTTTGTATTTTTGAATCTCATTTCCCACTTCGGTCAACAGTCCGTCCTTGATATCATCTTTCAAGGTTTCAAGGAATGATGCACCATTGAAGTTAACATTAATATTTGTTGGATCTAAGGCCACATTAAATTTAGTGTTTACCAATTTTTGTACCGTTTCTGCAAATCCTGAGAAAATATTTGTTAAACCCGGAAGTGCGTTAGTAAACACTTCAGTAATTCCATCTACAAAACCGCCATCGTTATAGTATCTAACACTACCACCTCCACTCAAAGCACCCGGAGCACTTGCTCCACCACCAGTATTCATTGACCTTAAAATTTGTAAGTTATTACCACGATTAACTGCCGCACGATTAACAACAAATTCTCCCGGCGTTAACATGGCTGGAACCGTATCTGTTCCACGAGGAACGAACATTCCCCTATTTGCATAAACAACTCCACCTCTCGCTAAACCCTGTGCTGACTGAGCACGTTGAGCATCTGCCAGCGTCCTGTCAAACGACAACTGAGCAGCATTAATTGTAGCGTCCTGAATTGATATTTCAGCTTTCGCAAAAGCGGCTTCTTGTGATGCTAATCCACCTAGTGACGCAGCTAATTCTCTTCCTTGTGATTTTAATGCTTCTTGTTCTGTTGTTGTACCAGATAATACACCAGTCCCCTGAATTCCGAACCTTTGTAAAGTTAAGTCTTCTGCACCACGGAGTTTCTGGTCAGATAGCCCTTGCCCCTCAAGGGTTTTGAATCCAGCACCAAGAGCACTGGCACTAAACAGTCCAGCGAGTCCAGCACTACCACTTGCGAGTGCGGCACCAGCACCAGAAGCGGCCTGCTGATCCAAGAACCCTTCTACATCTCCACTGATTAATTTATCAAGGGCACTTTTCTCTGCGGCATTTTTCTGCTTAACGATATTAAGCTCTTCTTTGAGCAGGGAGATACGTTGTTTTGTAAACTGAATTAATGCCTTGTTTGCAGCCTGAGCTTCTGGTCTTTTGTCTGCGGCAAACCCACCAGCACCTTGGAATGGACCCCCTTTTTGTATCCCTGCACCAGCAGCCAATGCACCACCAATAACTTGATCTGTTTGATCTGCGAACGTCTGACCAATTTGAGCAGCAACAGCGTTAATGTCAGCAGCAGAGCCGGTTGTAAGCTCTGCCCCCAAACCACCGAGCCCACCAACATTGTTAAACTGAGAAATTCTAGCTCCCAACTTTTGCTCGCCGGTTAGTTTGGAGCCACCAAATGACTCAAACACTTTAGCTGCTTCTAGTTGTGTTTCAATAGCTTGGTTTGCAGCAGCGGCAGCTTTTTGTTCTAACTGCTCACGATCCGCATACAACTTTGTCATGGTCGCATTATGCTGCGACTGGAGTTTTACTGCTTCTCTGAAACCTTTAGATAATTCTTGACCGTCTTGTAGTATTTGCTGAGTGAGAGCATCTAAGTCGGCATCACCAACATCACCCTCAATACCATCAACATTTTTACGAATCACTGCTTCAAGTTTCTTTCTTGTTGCTGGATCTGCATCATCTGGAATAGCATCAAACAATGCCTGTTCAAGCTGACCTTTTCCGTCGGCACCTTTTGCAAGTTCTAGATTGTTTAATCCAGAAGCAGCATTTTGACCAAACTGGTTAGTTGCTATTGCAACATCAGCCTGACCACTAAGAGAAGCGGCTAAAGGTGAATTAGCGGGTAAAGAAGATAATAATTGAGCTTCTGCTTGATTAATCGCATCGCTAGAATCAACACCAAGTTTTCCACTAGCATTGTCTAATTCTTCAGATAGTAGAGCCAAACTATTAGCACCAGTTTGTAGTCCAGCAACTAATTGAGCGGAAGCGTTAGCAGCAGCACCAAAAGCTGAAACAATCTTAGTTGCGTCGAGATTAGCTTTATTTAGCTCTTCTTGGGCTAATCTATTCGCTTCAATTGTATTAATCTGTTTGTTGAGTGAGTCAAGAAGCTCTGGCTGTTGACCAGCAAGACTTGCGGCTTGCTGTCTTAATTCAACAACGCTTAGACCGAGTCCGTCAAGTCTACTAATCTCCGTTCTAGTTGCTGCATCTAGTGATTGCGTTGCTGCTTCTCTTTGAGGTCCGGTCAAGTCTTGAGCTTCTGATCTAGCTTTGGCAAACGCCTCATTAACACCGGATAGGGCTTGCCCTGTATCTCCCCCATCTTTAATTTTTTGTGCAGACGCTTGCTGTCTAATTGGAATAAATGATTGGGCTGATTCAAATTCTGCTTTTTGTGCTTTTTCTTCTACTCTTTTTCCAAAACCTTCTGGATCAGAAGCCGCTTGAATGGCTCCTTGAAGAGTAAATAATTCACCAATAGACCCAGCACGAGATGCGTCACCAGAAGCTGCGATTGCACCAGCGATATCGTCATTTGCCTTGGCCTGTTCTTCTGCACGCTTAAACCACTGCTGGAATCCATCAGCAATTTGGGCACCAACAGCAGCAATGGCGGCAACAGCAGCGAGACCCGAAGCGGCCCCTGCACCGGCAGCACCTAATCCTTTTCTTAATTTACCTCCGCCTCTTAAGGCACCTCTGGCTCTGCCACCAAGTTTTTTGATTCTATCGCCTAATCCACGTATAGCTTTTCCCGCCCTTTTTACGTCTTTGCCCATACCTAAAATAAATCGCCCAACGGCTTTAGTACCTCTCGCAAGTTTCCCATTGCTGTTATTAAATCTGTTTACTGCATTCGTCGCTATTTTTGTAGCAGCAGCCCTAGCTTTATCTAGCCTTAATGCTTTGTCGGCAGTTTTGGCGTAACCTATTGCTGCTTTTTTTGTGTCATCAAATTTTTTAGATACTTTATCCTGTAATGCTTTTCCTAGTTCTCCAGCTTTTGTTTTTACATTAGATGCTCCAGTTGCAACAGCACCCCCTGCAGATCTTCCTAACTTCTCAAGTGATCCTCGTGAATCCTCATCTTTAGCCTTCTTTGAAGCCTCATCTTGGACTAGTTTATTAGTACGGTCTATTGCACCGGCTACTTCCCTTTCCAGTTCTGCTCTTTTTTTGGTAATTGGAGCTAAGTTAGCATTTGCTTCTTCCGCATTGTTTGCAGCTTGCGAAGCCTCTCTCTGGGCTGTTTCTAGTTTATTAGTATTATTCGTTAAAGAAGTTTGAGCAATAGATAGACGATCAGCGTTATCCTCAGCTTGACTGCCAAGTACATCAAGTAGATCGCCAACGGTAGAGATTCCCTCGCCAACTGCCTCAGACTCAGCTTCAAGCTCTTTTAGTTCTGCTGTTAGTTTTGAAATATCTGCATCAGATTTTTGTTCTTCGGCTCCACCAATACCTGCACCAAAAACTTCTCCTTTCCCTTTTTTCGCCTCGAAGAGTTGTTCTCTTTTGGCAGAAGCCTGTAAGTCAATTTCTGTTCCTCTGGCCTGAAGTTGACTCTTTTGACCTTGTAATTCTTCGGTTTTTTGTTTATCTGCAGAAGTTCTTTCTTGAAATTGAGCGACTTCTTTCTCATCTCTACCTACAGATTTTTTAGAATTAGCTACTACCGTATTTTTTTGTTCCAATCTTTCATCAGCCTTATTAGATTTTTTTTGCAGTCTCTCTTCTTCTCGTTGAATAGCTGGCAATTTTTCTTCGGGCGTTCTTTGATCCTTAAAAGTGGACTTGGAACCACCTGAGTCTGGAGAAGTAGGACCATCACTAGTATCAGAAACCTCGCCCTCAATACTTACAACCTGTGCCGTAATTTTAACTTCCTTAGCATCGTCAGCATCTTTTGATTTAGCTGCTGATTCTTCAGCATCTTTTGATTTAGCTGCTGATTCTTCAGTAGCTTCTCCCCACGCTTTAATAGATTTTCTAGCTTGAAGTGTGACCGCACCAATTGTGAGAAGTTGGAGCAAGCCCTTGACTGCATTTCCTAATCCAATAGTCCATTTTGCCGTGGTGTCACTAGCTTCGATACTTGCATCACCAAATTTTTCAATGGCAGCGGCTGCGGTTCCAGCAATAGCTGTAAGGAAGAAAAGTGTCTGAAGGTCGAAACCGCCACCGCCACCGCCACCAGCACTTCCGCCTCCATTCAACATTTGAACAGCACCACCTTTGGCAAACTTTGCAACGCCACTCTTGTTCATAGAGTTAAGGTTGCCGTACCCAATACTTTGAGCAGACTTCTTGTTTACTACAAATTCGCCGGGAGTCAGGAGTGCCGGAACGGTATCTCCAGAACCATTGATGCTACCACCAGAAGCCGCCTTTTGGGGCTTTTTCTTCTTTGAGGAGTAGCTAGCAGGAATAGCTTGAGAGACCTTTACAATTTCCGTTTGCAATCTGGAACCAACCAAGGTTTGTGTAGCTTCATCTAGGCCGACATTGTCCAGTTTTTCTTTAGCGGCCTTTAGCTCCTTCAATCTCTGAGTAAGAGAGGCACTACGCTGATCGTTTCCGGGTAAGGCTATTAACTGCTTTGTAGTCTTCTGGTTTTGGAACTTAGTTAGGGGAACCATAGTGTGCGGTAGATTTTTCGTGTCGGCTTTTTTCAGCAATGAAGCACGATTACCGCGACTCTCAGTGAGTTTATTGTCATAATTGATGTCTGGCAATACGCTACTACCGAACAATTGGGCTAAAGTTTTAAGCTTGCCTTTATCTAGACCTTTGGGCACATCAAAGCTCTGCTTCGAACCTTCTCCTTCACGGAAGTCCCCAATTGCGGCCCTAGTAACACCCTCAAAAATCTTACCAGCAATATCCTCTACCCCAATGTCTGCAATGATATTGTCGTCTGCCTTATTGGCGGTTTTCTCGTCTATATTTAAACCTTGAACGATCTCGTTGATTCCACGGCGGAGTACGCTGTCAGCCTTGTTGGTAAACTTTGCTTCATCTGTATTTCCAATAAAGTAAGACTTGGGGGAGCCAGTGATAGCTAGGGTTTGTTGCCCCTCTTTGCCTTTAGGGTTTCCAGCTACACTAATGGGAGTACCTGAACTATCTTCACCTCTTGGTCGAGCAAATAGTCCTGCAAACCCATTAGTTTCGTCATCAGCATGTAACTGCTTAACAACAAGCCCTCCACCAGCAAACTTATTGTTGTTCATAGCCTTAAGAGTTCCAGCACCCAATTTTTGGGCACTACTCTTTTTAATTACGAACTCGCCCGGAGTAAGCATTGCCGGAACGGTATCCCCATTGCCTGAACCCGGAACGTATCCACCCCTAGCAAACTTTTGAATAACGCCGCCCTGATTTTTACCCAGACCCTTAATAGCAGACCCAGCACCAGCAGCAAAGCTACCAAGACCCTTAGCAAATTTAAAAGCAGCGAGGGCACCGATTAGGGGAATAAGTGGCCTTATAGCATCTGCCACCTTGATAAGAGCACTCGCAACCTCTAAAGCAGTACGAGCGAACAATTGGAAAGAGTCACCTCCAGCAATACCACGAACTAAAGCGAGAAATTCTTCCTTAACTTTGGTAATTTGAACAGCTAATGCCTGCTGT